ATTCAAAAGTCTTCTTATGCTAAAGACATTAACTCCAACAAATTTAGACGCTTCGTAAATATCGTAAAAATAAATAGGATTTTCATTCACTCGTTTAATGCTTACAGGAACCTCTTCTCCTTTTAGCATATAACTGTTTTTTAAAAACCTTTTCTTGCCACTTATGTTTTTTAATCCAAGGAAATTAGCACATTCAGCTTGCGAACTAAAGCTAATTGTTTTACCTGTTTTACAATCTACAATTTCAACAGGCTTACAAGAACCTAACACTAATCCGCCAACCCCGCCAAGCTTAATATTCAGGCAAAGTTTATCCTTTAACATTTCTTTGTTTACAAGCTCAAGCTCAAGTTTATAAGCCTCTTCTACAGAATCAAATTCTTGTATAATTTCCCTTGTAAAATTTTTATAGCCGTACTTTATAACCGAATCTATAAAAGCAGACTTTACGCCTTTTGACTTTAGATTTATTGCGGTACCGTCACTACAGACGCCACAACCTATATATCCATCAGACGCTTTTTTTTCAGAATGAACTCCAATATAATACTTGCCATTTAAACTGCAAGTAGTCTTGTAAACAAAGTATCTCACTATTTACCCTTTGTTATTTTAGGGCTGCTTGTGCTCCACAATGACTTGCAAGCCCAATGACGAGCACTAAGCTTATCATTCGCTGTATCGCAACTATGTCTTGCTCGAAATGATTTTCTTGCTTCAGCGCTATAATTTGATTTATAGCCCTTTGCTCCAAAGTGGAGGAGCTTCTCCTCCCCTCCAGAACAAGCCTTAACCATCTTCTTCTTACCGGGACGGTCAGAAGCAGTAGGACGGTTACATTGCATCTTTGACTTATCAGCCATTTTAATTAGCTTCTAAACGCTCTAGTAGAGTGGCCAACAACAGGAGCCTCTGCTACATTTTCTTCTTTTACAACAGGGGCATCCTTAACTACGGGAGCCTTTTCAACCACCCCGTTCTCTACTAGCCCTGATTTTACTTCTTGCTTTGCCATAATTATTTAGCTTTCTTAACTAGACTAGATTTGCCAGCTTTAGCAACAGCAGACTTAGCGCCTTTAGAAGGTACGCCACCTGACATAGCCAACGGCTTAGCTTTCAATGCTCCTTTGATAGATGGTCCACCACCTGAAGGAGGTTGCAACTTAGAAGATGCAGGGAGATTTGGAATGTCCTTTTTCATTTTTTTGTTTTTTTAGTTATTAGTAATCTTTGTATTTCTGTCTAAATGTAGCTAATCCACCTAATTTACCCAAGCCTGAGATTCTACTGGCTCCTCCAACTCTTCGCTCTCTGTTTCTGGAAAGCTTATCTTTTAATTTTTCTTTGCCAGCTTGAATAGCAGAAATCTCTCTTGCTTGCTTGTTCTTAAAGGTGATGGCATCCAACTCACTGCGGAGACTCTTAACTTCCTCCTCAGTGGTTTTTTCTTCAGATTTCTTCTTCTCTGCCATAATTATAATTTATTTACCTTTGCTTTACAAATGTAATAAAATAAAATCAATGAAATCAACACCTTCAGACTACCTAAAGTTTTGGAGAGTCATCAGATATTATGTCAAAGCCAAGCACCAAATAAGTCAGGCAGACCTTGACATTATCCTGTTCTTATACTCCGAGGGATATTTTGGTAAAGAAAAATTTGAGCAATATGTGCAGCTAGTTAGCTGGGATAAGGACCGCTTTAACGACCTACTAAAAAACAAGTGGCTTGAACGCTTCAGAAGAAGAGGTACTGATGGCCGTGCCCTGTACTGTTTAAGCGACAAGGCAAAAAATTTAGTAAGAGACATCTATAGAAAACTTGAGGGAGAAGAGATTCCAACGAGCCTCTCCTACAACCCCATGTTTTTAAAGAACGTCTCCTACAATGATAAGGTTTATCGAAATATGATTCTTGAAATGAATGCCTACAACAAAGTAAACAAGTATCATAAGCCAATCAAAGAAGATGACAATGATGATTAAATCACAACCACTACGTCACGCTCAGAAATAATTGTATACTGCTCGTTGTCAATTAGCATTGTGAAGCTATGAGCCTTGTCGTAGTACAGCTCATCCATCTCATCAATGACGTCAACGTCAGTGCCTGTCGCTATCACCTCAGCACGCTTGTATCGCAGCTGATTGGTGTCCTCACCAGATAGAATAAGACCACTCTCGGTCTTAATCTCCTCCTGTATGTCCTTTACAATAATAAATTTTCCAATTGGCTTCATAGCTCTATAATTTTTCGCATGAATACAGGAGTCTTCTCACCAACGTAAGCCCCTGCAATGTTATACTCGTAGTACTCAATGGCCTCATCCACCTCCATCCCCTCCATTATTAGGGTATTAATAACCTCATCAATGTCATAGACAATCCTTCCGTTCTGTTCGTCAACACCAATGATGGCATAATCGAATCCATCCGCAAATAGGAACGTCTCATCGGGATACAGCTCCTTTATTAGGTCAATCTTACTGCTGCTCATAGCTACGGGCCATTGTGATGATGGCGTTAGTTGATAGAATAGTTGTGGCAACGCTGACTGCGTTCTGCAATGCGGACCTAGTCACCTTTAACGGGTCAATGACCCCCATCGCAACCAAGTCACCCATCTGCCCTGTCTTTAAATTGTAGCCGTGACCCACCTGAACAGCGTCCTTGTAGATGTCACTAGGCAACAGCCCTGCATTTGCAAGGATTTGCTGAAATGGAGCCATCATTGCGTTGACCATTATCTTTAATGCCGCCTCATACTCATCGCTGATGTTAAGGTCGACCATCTCAGTGAGCAAAGCTGCAGTCTCATCGACCAATGCCTTGCCTGCACCGGGCAATATACCCTCCTCAAGGGCTGAACGTACCGCACACACAGCGTCATCGACCCTGTCGTAGAGCTCCTTCTGCTCCAAGTCAGTCTGACCACCCACAAATATCACTCCAATGCCACCTGTAAGTGACGCAATGCGCTCCAAAATAAAGTCTTTGTCCCTTTTGCCCGTGCTTTGGTCGTGTGATTGCCACAATTGTGTGACTCTCTCGTCTATTGACCCTTGGTCAACTCTTGCATTACTGCGAATAAGTATGGTTTTGTCCTTACCAACGATGACTTTTGACGCATGACCCAAGTCATTGTACTTAATTAGGCTCAAATCATCACCAGTCTTCTCACTAAAGTAGGTCGCACCCACGCTAATCGCAATATCTTGCATCAACTCGTGCTGCTTATGGCCAAAATTAGGCGGAGCCACAGCACAAACCTTCAAATTCCCCTTCATACTATTGGCCGCCAGCGTGTTCACCACGTTCACATTGCACGGTGAGATGATTAATAGCTTCTTACCCTCAGAAATTATTGGCTTCAACACGTTCTCAATCTGCAAAATGTTTGCAATCTCCATGTCAGCCACCAACACCATCACGTCATCGAACACACACTCGTCCTTCTTCACGTCATTAATGAACAGCGGACTTAAATAGCCTCTGTCAATCTTTAACCCCTTAGTGGTCTCAGAGTATGTCTCACTAGTTTGGCTTCGCTCAACAGTAACCACGCCACTCTTACCGACCTCCTTGTACACATCTGAGATGATGCGGCCAATCTCACGGTCATTGTTAGCACTTATAGCCGCCACGTCCAATAGCATTGACGTGCTGACCTTCTTGGCCTTCTTGCGAAGCTTCTCCACCACCTTACCGCTTATGTCCACCATGTGTCTCAACACCTCGGTTCTGTTCATGCCCTCATTGATGAACTCAAGCCCTCCTAATACCAAGCCCTCAGTCAACACAATTGCAGTAGTCGTGCCATCACCAGCAGTAGTAGCAGTCTTGTCTGCCGCCTCCTTCATCATCCTAACCGCAAGGTTCTCAACCGGGTCAATCAAGTCAATCGACTTAGCCACAGTTACACCATCCTTGGTTACCGTAATTCCATGTGTGTGATTCGCACTCTCAATTAATACCGTATTGCCCGAAGGGCCGAGAGTTGACTTTACAGCCTTAGACATCTTGACGATGCCATTGATTAGCTTGGTCCTTCCTTCAGTACCAAACTTTAAGTCCTTGGGTGAATACCCCAATCCTGATGTCTCTACCATTTGATTGAATTTGATTTATTATTTTAATGCCATATGCCACACCTTGGTGAGGCATGAGCAAATATAAGCACGAATGACAGTTTTACAAAGCCATGTCGGTTTTAT